GCAAACAGAAGTGAGAGGAGAGAGAGAAACAGCAGAAAAATTAGGTGACATCCAACGTCAATCAATTGTTGACACTGGGAAAAACCTTGCTATAATGTGTCCTCTAGCTGGTTCCACCGACATTGGAACAAGTTGGGCTGAAACTCACTAACTGGATCAACCACGATCCTATCAATCAAAAAGGAAACGATATGTCGAAGTTTACTACCGTCACTACCACTGGTCCCGTCCGTTGGGCTAGGGTGTTTGAAGAAAACCGTGACCTCCACGGCTACCAAGGGCAGGCTGAGGTAACAGAGGGTGAATACTCTATCCTCCAAATCCTGTCACAGGAGGAGTATCAGAAGCTGGTTAATGCCAACTCACAGAAGCGACCTAAACAGAAGCTGCTGCTGAATGAGCAATTGATTGGCATTCAGTTCACACGTCCACACAAGGTCCAGCTTTCGGATGGTACTGTAATCACGAAGGCCGGAGGACAGCCCGTAGTCAAGCACCCTGACGGGACTGCATGGGACTTTGAAGAGGATGGCACTATTGGTAATGATAGTGTCTGCGAAGTCAAGAGCCTTATCTCTAGAGGTAAGACACATGACGGAGAGACCTATCACCGTACATCTCTGATGGAGGTTACAGTCCTTGAGCATGTAGTCTTTGAACCTGAAGAAGAAGCGGCATAAGGAACAGACCTGTGGGGGATACAAAAAGGAGACCTAATCCTATGGCTAAGGACTTAAGGCAACCTAAGTACCGCCCGCAGGTCATACCTAACAAAAAGAAGAAGCTGCCGAGAAAGGAAAAACACAAATGAGCAAACCACTTAACAGGCTTCAAGACTTTGGGTACTACCAAGAGTTTGATAGAAACGATCCGTATGAAGGGCAAGGCACCTGTGATCAAGGAAAGGGCAGTGGTTACCTCTGGAAAGAACAAGAACCTGATGCAGTAAACCAACCTCCTCATTATGGTGACGGTACTATAGAATGTATAGACTACATGAAAGATAACATGGACACTGTTATGTTTATGGGGTACCTTGAGGGAAATACAAAGAAGTACCTCCATCGTTTCAGGTATAAGGGAAAGCCTATGTTAGACTTAAAAAAAGCCCGATGGTACTTAGATAGGTTAATAAAGGAGTATGAAAATGGCTGACATTAAGACACTAGTAGACGATCTTTACTCAGTACTAGAAGGTAGAGGCGGATGGACAGGGGCGAGAGGGAGTGCTATGGGCAGTACAATATCTCTCCTCGCTAATAAAAGGTTTAGTAATCCCCAAGAACCCAGACGTTACCTATCCTTATCTAGTGTAGGCTCTGACTGTAAGCGTAAACTTTGGTACCGTATTAACAGCGATGATAACCAGGAGACCCCTAAAGGGGCAGACCTGTTGAAGTTCTTTTATGGAGACATGATCGAAGAGTTAGTTATCTCTCTGGTCATAGCATCGGGGCATGAAGTCAGGGGCCTACAGGACCGTCTTGATTGTTTCGGCATCAAAGGTCATAGAGATTGTGTTATTGATGGCATGACTGTTGACGTTAAGTCAGCCTCACCCTTTGCCTTCCAGAAGTTTAAGGAAGGTAAGTTGGAGTACGACGATCCCTTTGGGTACCGTAGTCAGTTATCTAGTTATGTGGCGGCAGCAAAGGATGATCCCCTTGTAACCGATAAGACACACGGGGCCTTTCTCGTTGTCAACAAGGTCAACGGTGAGATTGTACTTGACGTACACGATATGACTGAAATGATTGACAATAAACCTAAGGAAATCCAAGAGGCTAAGGACATGGTAGCCGGACCTATGCCTACTACTCGCCTTGACCCTGTGCCTCAGTACAAAGACTCACCTAACACTAAACTTTGTATGTCTTGTTCTTTCTGTTCACATAAAGAAGAGTGTTGGCCTGAGGCCCGTACCTTCCAGTATAGTAAAGGTCCGGTCACTTTAATTGATGTTGTAAGTTTACCAAGGGTACCGGAGGTACTATGAAAACCTCTAGTGCAAAAGCTAAAGGACGTAGGCTTCAACAAACGGTGAGGGACAAGATACTGTCCTTGTTCCCTACATTAGAACTTGACGTGGACGTCAGGTCTGCTATAATGGGGGAAACAGGGGAGGATATTAAACTATCTAAAAAAGCTAGGGAAGTCTTTCCTTACTCAGTGGAATGTAAATCAATGGCTAAGGTTGCGGCGTACACCTACTACGAACAAGCCAAGGCCAACACCCCAGCCGGAGCTAGACCTCTAGTGGTCTTCAAAGCAAATCGTCAGAAGCCAATGGCTATGTTAGACTTAAATCACTTTATGGAGTTGTTTAATGATAAAGGTACATAAGATAGTCGAAGAACCTCACGAAGACCCTTATGAAGATGATGGTATCTGGTCTGTAGTTGCCCTGGCAGAAGGTGACGAAGAGGACATGTTCCAGATAGTCATTAGGTTTTGTGACCTTGACTCTGCCTATAAGTTCACAACCCACTTTAAGAAAAGCATCGAACCTATTCTTTTAGATGAAAATACTGGAATGGTGGGGTCAATATGATGTTTGACTTCGAGTCAAAGTTAAATGCCTTGGTAGATAATTACGGTCTCGGTCTGTTAGTCAAGCAGAGCGATATTGAAGAGAGGGTGCTGGTTAAGTTTATGATAGACGAGGGTTACCTTGACCTTGACGATTATTTCTTCTTAGATGTAGAGATGGAAGAGTGGGAAAGGATGGAGGAATGAGTATTTATTGGATCACAGGAGGCGTTAGGTAATGCGTGTAAACGGAGAAACGGAAGACAAGACTTTTGGGCCGACACTACCTATCTCAGAAGAGATACACAAGATGAAGTACAGAGGCCCTAACGAGGGATTTAAGGAAGCGGTAGTCCGTCAAGCTAATGCCTTAAAGGATAGCGAGGAGCATTTTCTAAAACTAAAAGAAATTTTTGGGGAGCAGAGGTTTCTCCCTGCTGGTCGGGTACAGTCGGCTATGGGAGCGGCAAGGATTGTCACACCTTACAACTGCTTTGTGTCCCGTACTGTTCCAGACAGTATGAATGGTATCATGGAGGCAGCAAAGGAAGCGGCCCGTACCATGCAGCTAGGGGGAGGGATTGGCTATGACTTCTCTACACTACGTCCTAAAGGGGCATTAATCCGTAGCCTCGACAGCCGTTCCTCCGGCCCTATATCTTTTATGCAAATCTTTGATGCAGTGTGCAAGACTATTGCCAGTGCAGGGCACCGCAGGGGCGCTCAGATGGGTGTGCTTAGGGTAGACCATCCTGACATTGAAGAGTTTGTAAGAGCTAAACAGAATAATACAGAGCTAACACAGTTTAACATCTCAGTAGGGATTACTGACCCCTTCATGGTGGCAGTAGAAAACGATGAAGACTTTGACCTTGTGTTCGAGGGTAGGGTGTACAAGACTATCAGGGCGGCAGCTTTGTGGGACGAAATACTTAGGGCCACATGGGATTGGGCAGAGCCTGGAGTACTCTTTATTGACCGTATGAATAAGAAGAACAACCTACATTACTGCGAGACTATCGCCGCCACCAATCCTTGTGGTGAACAACCGTTGCCGCCTTACGGTGCCTGTCTTCTAGGTTCCTTTAACTTGACTAAGTATGTATGTCTTAAAGACAAAGAAGAGTGTTGGCCCGGAGAACAGGTATTTGACTATGACCAGTTTATCCACGACATCCCTCATGTTGTAAGGGCTATGGATAACGTAGTTGACAGAGCCACATACCCTTTACCTGAACAAGAGAAAGAGGCGAAAGATAAAAGGAGGATGGGGCTAGGTTTAACTGGTGTAGCTAATGCTATTGAGGCTCTTGGTTACCCCTATGGCAGCCATGAGTTTATGGGCGAGCTTTCTCAGATTATGTTTACACTCCGTAATACAGCTTATCGAACCTCTGTTGCCTTGTCGCTGGAGAAGGGATCATTCCCTCTGTACTCCGAAAGGATGCTTGACTCAGAGTTTTGTAAGACGCTACCTGACGAGATAAGGGGGCTGATAAGAATGTATGGTATACGAAACAGCCACCTACTTTCTATCGCTCCTACGGGAACCATATCCTTGAGTGCTGATAATGTGTCGAGTGGTATTGAGCCAGTATTCTCCCACTCCTATGACAGAGTTATTAACACCCTTGAGGGTCAGGTGACGGAGACTGTAACCGACTACGGGTATAGGGAGTTTGCCGTTAGAGGCCGTACAGCCAATGAGTTATCCGTCTTCGACCATGTACGGGTGCTGAACTTGGCTTCAAAGTACGTTGACAGTGCCTGTAGTAAGACATGTAATGTAGGTGATGATGTTACTTGGGAGCAATTCAAAGATGTATACATGCAAGCCTACAAGGGCGGTGCCTCTGGCTGCACAACATTTAGGGCTGGCGGGAAAAGGTATGGTATCCTGTCTGCCAACTCAGCAGAAGATGTAGTAGAAGAACCAGAAGAGGAGGAAAATAACTTTATTGACGAAGGAGCAGCTTGCTACTTCGATACTTCAACCGGACTAAGAACTTGTGAATAGGAGAAAACACAATGCAAAATTTTAACATTAAGAAGTACCTGCCTATCATTGTGATAGGGGTAATCGCCCTTATGATATTTGGTAGTCTGTTCAACTAAACCCTTCTCTCCCTAGCTCAACTGGACAGAGCATCTGACTTCTAATCAGAAGGTTGTAGGTTCGAGTCCTACGGGGGAGGCCAACAAGGAGCCTACTATGGTAGCGGTAAGAAAAAAGTTTAGTCGTAGAGACTACGAAGCGTTTGATGGACCTGCTAAGGACGCTTTGACT